TTGGTGGAGATCCAGTCCCAGGCGGCTCCGGCCGCCGTCTTGATCGCCTCCCAGACGCCATTGATCGCGTCCCACATCTCTGTGAAGTGGTTCTTCACCGCGTCCACGAACCATTGGACCTTGGCCTCCACCCAGTCCCAGACGGCCAGCGCCGCCGCCTTGACCCACTCCCACACGCCGACGATGAAGTCGCCCATCGCCTGGAACACCGTCTTGACGAAGTCCCACACCTTGCTGAGCGCCGACTTGATCTCGTCCCAGAAGATCCAGATCAGGGCGATGAGTGCGATCACGGCCACCACGATCAGGGCGATGGGCCAGAAGGCGATCAGCCATGCCGCCGCCACGATCACGGCATTGATCATGGCTGTGACGGCCATCATTATCCAACCGCCGACGATGATGGCGAAGTTGACGACGGCAAGGGCGATGGTGACCGCCATGGGGGCCTGCTGCATGACCCAGGACAGGACCACCTTGGCCGCGTTGACGAGGGCCTGCGCCCCCATCCAGACGTACTTGGCGACGATGACCACCATCGTCACCAGCTGTGCCGCCATGCTCGCCGCCGACGCCGCCGTCTGCATGACCCAGGACAGGACGACCTTCGCGGCGCTGATGAGCGCCTGCACACCCATGGCGACCAGGACGGGCATGAAGACGGTCAGCAGCACGGTGGCCACCACCTCGAACACCCCCATGTTGTCCTGGATGAACCCCCCCATCGCCACGAACGCGGAGGCGACGCCTCCGACGACGGTGACCAGGGTCGGCATGATGGCCGCAACGATGGGAGTGACGACCTCCACCAGCGCGGTGAACAACGGCACCACGATGCCCACCGCCGCCGACAGCAGGTCCCCGATGGCCGAGGCCAGGGTGACGACGAGCGGCATCAGCGGCTCCACGGCCATGAACAGGCCTGCCAGAAGATCGGTGAAGACCAGGAGCAGCGAGGTCTCGGAGAACGCCTGGAACAGCATCCCCAGCGTCGGCAGCATGTCCCCGATGTTGGAGGCCAGGTCGAGGAATCCCTGGGTGGCCGAGGTGAGAAAACTTTCCAGGGCTCCGCTCTCGACGGCCGCCGCCGTCATGTCCCGCAGCGAGGCGCTTCCCCGGGCCATCGCATCGGCCATCATCGTCCCGGCCGGGGTGGCCGCCTCGGTGAGGCCGAGGAAGGCTTCCGACAGGCTGACCACGGAGTCCCCGATGCCGGCCACGATGGTGGCGGTCCCTGACAGCAGGCTCTCGAAGTCGACCGTCGCCATCATGTCGACGAACTTCGCACCGATCTTTCCGACCTCGCCGGTGAGCACGGACATGCCCGCCTGCACCCCGGGCAGCACCTCGTCGGCGAACTGGGTCATCGACCCCGCGAACTCGGTGAACAGTGACTCCTGCATGGCGTTCTGGAAGTCGGCGAACGCCGGGGCCGCCCGCTCGAACTCGTCCATGAACGACTGGGCGGCGGGCGTCAGTCCGTCCTCGAACTTCGCCATCACCTCGCCCATGGCCGAGCCGACGCCCTGCATGGCGATGACGGACCCCATGAGGGCGCCGCCCAGCCCGACCGCGGCCGGGATCGCCGCTGTCAGGGCTCCGGTCAGCTCCACGCCGACGGTGGAGACCGCCACCATGGCGAGAGGCTTCCAGTGCTTGACGAATGACGAGCCGAAACCCGTTCCCGCCGATGCCCCGGCCCTCTCGACATCGTCCACCAGATGATTGGTGTCCCCATGCACGTCGACGTACAGATCACCGCCGCTTGTCACGACCCACAGCCTCCCATGCCGCTGCGCCGAACCCTTTCCTGCGCCTCTCGCCCGGGCGCGGCACGGCCTTCGGACGAGGGGGCTTCCGTTTGCTGTTCGCCGCCGCCGTGATCCACGCGACCTGATTCGCGGCGTCCACCACGTTGGCGAGCAGGTACGACTCCACCGACCAGGAGGCGGGATGGTCGGCCTCGGGCCAGGTCCCTGCCGGAATACGGTGCAGGAGCACCCATAGACGGCGCAGCGTCAGCCGGGCCGGGTCCAGCCCGTACGCCCTCTGCATGGCGGCCTCCACGTCGGGATCGAACTGGGCGGCGGCCGCCGTCAGGAGTTTGGGAGGCTCCCCATGCCGTAGAACTCCGAGGCGGCCTCCATGATCACCTTCACGTCCCCGAGGGTCAGGCCCTCGGGGAACCTGCCGTTGGACAGCAGGACGAACGCCTCCTTGACCTTCCCCTGGGCGAGGAGGTCACCCACGTCGATGGGCCAGGCCGTCTGCGGGGGGAGCGAGAACTTCTCCCCTCCCAGGGAGTACGTGAACTCCTCCTGGGCCTCCTCGGCACGCTTGGCCCGGGCAGCCTCCAGGTCGAACGCCATCAGGGGCCTACCTGGGCGCCGGTCGCCTCCGAGTAGATCATCATCAGCACGCCGTCGTCGTCCAGCGTCCCGAGCGTCACCGGCAGGCCGATGGCACCGTCCCGCTTCACCTCGATGTCACCGGCCTCGGAGAGCTGCGCCCGTCCGGCGGTGAAGCGGAGGTTGTTGTACCCGTCCAGCACGTCCACCACGATGGCGTACTCGGGCAGCGACGGCGCCGACGTGACGATGACCGAGAAGGCCTCGCCCACGGCGGCGACCGGCACGGCCCCGAAGTAGAGGGCCAGCGTCTCGGGCCTGATCTCGATGAGGGTGAACTCGACCGAGGCGACGCGCTTGGTGACGACGGTCTTGATAGGGCTGGACGACTGCCAGGCGTTGATCTCCTCCGTCTCCAGGTCCTGGCCGATGGTCACCCCGTCGTCACTGACGTATCCCAGCGAGACCCAGGCCGCCTCCAGGGCGGTGGTGGCGTCGGTCGGAAGTGTCGTCCCCTTGGGCGCGAGGTAGACGCCTCCCTGCTTCGCCTGTCCAGCCACGACATTCGCGGCATCCAACTCGATGGCCATGATCGCTCCTCAAGGTTGCGGATGACACCTGATGGCCACCCGGAACTCGTAGCGTGGAGCGCCGTCAGGCTCCGGCAGCCACTGGGGGCCACCCTCCACGTCAACAGCCTGGATGACGAAGGTCTGGTCATGCCAGTCCCTGCCCTCCAGGTCGAGAACCATTCGCTGCGCCTCGTAGGCGCGGTCCCGTGCGCGTTTCTTGCTGCTCGCCCGGACGTCCACCTGGAGACTCTGGGTCTCCATGCGGCCGGGCCACTCGTACTTCGAGGCGTACTGGAACACGCTGATGCCGCCCAGATCCTTGAGCAGGCCGTAGACCACCTGCTCCATGTCCGGAGGGGCGATCATCGCAGCCTCCCGCCCACGGCCTCCACCGCCGGGCCGAGGTGCGGCTGGGCGTGCATGTACCGGGTGCCGAACTCCACGTACGGCGCGTACTCGACATCGGTGGCGATCCGGTACATGGCACGCAGCCTGGAGATCCCGGTGAGCCGCTTCCGGTAGGACCGCCTGAGCCTGCCCGTCAGCACGGGGCACCTGAGGCGGGTGTTGAGGAGTACGTCGTCCGCCACCTTCGAGGTCAGCTTCTCAGTGAGGAGCGTGAGACTGGAGTAGTTGGGCCGGAACCGCTTCACCGTGGACACCCCCCGAGGTCAGCGTGGCGACTATCTGTGTGGTCGAGATGTCCACCGCCCCGGCGGACGGCTCGGGGTCGCGGTTGTAGGTGACCGTCGTGATCCGGTACTCCCGGCCCGACCACCTCAGCAGCATCCCCGGCTCCACCGGGGTGCCCGGTGGCAGGTACGCCTCCACCGAGTACAGGAGGACCGGGTCCAGCGGTCCTTTCCCGCCCGGCGCCCCCAGTTCCGGGGCGGGCAGCGGGGCGGACTCCTGGACGTTGCACGTGCCGCTCCACACGAGGACGGGGGTGTCGGTCGTGCCCATGTACCCGTGCTCGTCCTCCTTGTCCCGGTCGTACAGGACCGTCGCCGTGCAGTTGTCGAGCAGCACGCTCATTTCGGCTGCGCCCCGTCCTGCAGCCCGACCTCGGGCACCAGGCAGGGCTCGGTCCACGGTGGGTACGGAGGCCAGTTCGGAGCCGTCATCCGCGACGTTCTCCCAGGGGCGTCCGGGTAGTCCGGGCTGGAGACGGCTGCCCCCCTGACCCGTGCCCAGTGGAACTGCGCCGTCTCGATCGCGGCGTCGTAGGCGGTCATCACGCCGTCGTACGACACGGACTGACCGCCCGTGGACTTCGAGGTGACGACTCCGGTCGTCGGGTACGCGGGGTCGGCCTGGAGGGTGGTAGCCCACGACTCCCAGGCGAACGCCGCCGCCTTGTGTCCGTCGTCGGGATACCGGGCCGCCCACGCAGCCTTCTCCGCAGGAGCCATACCAGGCGGCATCCACACCATAGAGTCGAAAGCCATGCCGCCTCCTCCTACGGTGCCGTCTCCGCGAGAGCCACGTTCACGCACGCGAGGGCCGAGGTGCTGCCCGCCCCGGACGGCGCGGGGTCCCAGCCCACGAGGTACTGCCGCTCCGCCACGGCGTACAGGTTGTTGACGTTCCGGTCGAGCAGGTCCCCGGGCCTGTTGGACGAGGTGAACACGTCGCTGCGGTACCCGAAGATGCCGGATGTCGCGTACACCCACTCGGACACCTCGGCGACGGCCCCCTGGT